CCGACCGACCATGAACGTGTTTGATACAATCTTCCCGCGAACAAAACCCGAGCGAATCTGCTCAGTGATCAATAAGGAAAATAAACCACTTGCCCTATATGCTGACCTCAAGACAACAGTAGCGTGTGGTGCAACGGTGGCAACCGATCATTCGCGGACTAGGTGCGAAATATCAGTTCTTGGCAACCTCAATATAACTCGTGGCGGCCCTTGCATGGAGAACAGCGGGATCAACAGTGATTACTTGACACAAGACCTTATTTGGGATGCGGATGTCTGGGCACGACAAGTCAAGACGCGCAAAGTAACGGCGGACATAGAGGTCGAAACTGCCGTCGAAACACTAACGGGCCAGCGCTCGAGTGAGATAGGGCTGATATACAACCTCATCAGAAAAATGTTGCTACTTCAGATTGAAGGGAGCATACCTGATGTTGACGCCATGTATTACAATGACGGACAAGTTTCTGCATCGATACGTGAGGTATTTGGCACTGGTGATACCGTAACTTTCCGGTTGGAACCAGATCCTGCCGAATCGCCGCACGCTGACACGAGCCAGAGTTTTACCAAGATCTCGTGGCCAGGTATGACGCGACAGCAAGCTTCAGTGATATGGAGTGCGTTAAGCCAGCTGAGCGGGGACTTTGGCGTACCACTGGCAGCAAGCTCGCCCCTGCTTTGTGAGCACATATCATTTCCGGTGAGGCCGTCACTCGATCGATCAACGTGGTGGAATTCACTTAACGTGGTGCGTTCAACACTACGACTACTCGTCGAGACAGGTCGATTGTACAACCAATTCGAGGTTGCGCTCCACGCGGTCTGCCAGACCTGCAGTCACTTTCGTGCTGACACACCAGAGGCTGCGGCGCTGATGGGAGGTATGCACGTACTACAACTTCCGATATTCACGACATTCCGCTTCGGGGTACCGGGTGCACTGAGCGGTAACATGGGCGGGGTGAGGCCATCAGCTTTGAGTGCTTTTAACCGCTGGATTACGACACCGAATCTCACTTGGATCCTGTCAGCAACTCTGCGATCCCTAGCTTACTACCAAAGTGGTGTGTCAACGCATGAGGATCGCATTGTAAAGACGGAGGTTATGCGTGAGTGCGAACAGGACGGTGTTTCAAGCGGAGTGGGGGTATGGCTTGCGTATGCATCACAAGCGTTAGGTCAGAAGTTGAGTTCACCTATGGCAACACCTTTCGGTGCAGACATCGGTGATTATGATACCGCAGTACGTTTCAGCGTGTGGGGTGAGACTTCTGAACTCAACGTCGTAGCTCGGCGCATGACCAGGCATGGTGAACAAGTCGACATCAAGCCATGGAAGGACAACAGAAGACTGACAATGCAACCACGCCTGATGTACGCCTTAGGATTACTCCCGCGGACACGGTACTGTGAGGTGACGAGACAAGCGATAATTGGCGTATGGGCACCACGTGGTAATGATGATTACTGTACAGTGCGGCACGGTGATCTCGCAGCTTACTTAGCCATGAGTGACTCACTAGGTTGGGATGTGCTCGCACGTGTTGACAAGGACAGGTGGGCAGCGAATTGGTCCGACTTTCGGTTTGGATTGGAACTGACGACTGCGGAGATGATTGAGTATCCCAATCGACGCGTTCCAATTGTAGATGCGAGGAAACGTGGTCTACGGTCATTGCCGAATAAGCTCACACCGTATCACACGGGGACGTATCAGTATGAGATGTGTATTGAGGGCATTGGGACAGCATACAGCAATGGCAAGGCGATTGCGATGGGTGCTTTTCCATGTAAGACCGTCAAAATACCCGCGCATGTACGGGAGAGCACGGAGGGTATCGTTGCGCGGATAAGCCGTTACCAGCCGACAACCGGTGATTGCAAGAACATGCGTGTAGGCGACCCCGAATATACTTGGTACCGGTACAAGGGGCATCAGAACGACCGTGGCACATGTGACCTTATGCGGCGTATGGCAGCACTGAAGAATGCGTGGCTGGATGAAGGAAGCGCTGATGTGATGAGTGATACAGACGGCCGTAATCACGCGATCGACTGTAGGCAAAAGTATCGCAAACCTGACCACTTATTGAGCTGGGCTGAGCTTGCTGCACCTCC